TGCAGCATTTTGTTTCTGCAAAAGATAAGACTTCCGGTCAAGGTCTTGCTGGAGTGCAAATCTCGTCTGTTCGTCCTTGCAGTTGTCAACCGCCGTTTGCATTCCAAGGACTTCTCTCTTTGCCTTTCGGATTCTTCGCTCGTAAGTACGTTGCCGCTGTTCCTTTTCGTACTGCTTTCCCTTGTTGGCTTTGTCCTGCGCTGATAGTTCTGCATAGGGATTAAATTCTCCATCACTGGCTCCAAAACTATGCCGACAATTGACCCCTGACAGTCCACTTGCCGTTCCATATCCGGTCAATGAGAACGGTGGAAATTTCTTGCTCTTGCCAGAACGAGAGTATATCTTGCCTTGCCACCATGAGTGATTTCCGGGATTCTGACCACCGTCACCCGTTCTGGCTCCCATGTGCGCGCTGACCAGAACTAAATCCCAGTTCATTTCTTCCATGCGTTTTAGGGATATATCTCCGGTAGCCTGTGCCACACCAGTTCTGACAGAACGCGCGACTGCTGTTTCAATCGTATCTTTTCTGCCAGATGGATATGTGACAGTAACACCATCACTCACAACGTTATTAACTGCTTCTTTAATAGCTTGTGTATACCCGACTGCCCCAGACATTACATGATTATATGCAAGGTCACATTGCTCGATATAGAGCCTCTGAGCGGCGCTTGCGGTTGTTCTTGTGAAGTTCTTCCACTCGCCCATAGTCGCAAGCATATTTCGCTCCATGAGCCTTATCATAGCCGGTGACTGTTCGAGCGGTACAGGGCTTAATCCTGCCGCCTTATATACCTTATCATCATAGTTCATTGCAGTGATTCCGGCATCTTCAAACGCTTCAAGAAGTTCCTGCTGTTCACGTTTGGTGCATTTGGATAATTCTGCCAGAATGTCCTCTAACAGTTCACCGGATTCCTGTAGTGTTCTGATTCTCCACGCATCGGCATTAGTCAGAATATAATCTTCACCTCTGCCGATTCTTGCCACCATTCTCGACACGATCTCAGAGATGATATACTGATGCAGTTCTTCGGCAATTTGCTCACTACCCTCTGTAATTTGCCGTAAATATTCTGGACTAAGTATAGCATATCACCTCTTTCGATAAAAGTCGTGGTACATGTTTTAGTTTTTTGAGGGTTAACTAAAGCCCTCTTTAGTTAATTAGATAAGCGTTTTTATAAACTCCCTAATCTTGCTCGAAATAATCTTGTGACCTAATTCATTCGGATGAACACCATCTCCATTGCCATCAAGATTATCTCCGTTTGAAAAACATTCATTCCTATTTGTTTCATCCCAAGGTCTTAGGCTTGAACAATGATACAGGTCAAGGATTGGTACGCTTCTCATTTCGGCAATCTCAATAAGTTTTTCAACAACTTTTTCCATTCTGTTAGTTTTGTCGCTTGTTGGGAATTGTTGCCAAGGGCTTGGTGTGATAATCCCAATAGGTACAGTCGGCATTACAGTATAATAATTATCTAATGTTTTGTTTATGCATCCACAAATCGTATCTGTTCCGCTGTCTGTGACATCTCCTAATTTGTCATAAGGAATTACGGAAAGATTACAGTCATTTCCACCACCAAATACTGTTACAACATTAGCACTTGTCGGTACATTTAATACTCTTTGATAAAAAGCCTTGGACGTGTCTTGACCTCTCATATATCCACTGCCACCAACACCCATATTAATAATATCAACACCTAATTCTTCAGCAATATAATCTTGATAATGTTTTGTTGTTGCGGAATTGTTTTCTGTTAAACTATCTCCAACGCATACCCACTTTTTCCCGATATATCCATTATCAATTACATACCCATTTTTTTTAAATAGTTTAGCAGCATAATCAGGTCTATTTGCATTTTCAGAAATTGCTATATATTTAGAACCAATAGGAACAGTGACTTCTTTTTTATCAATAACAGTGTAATCTTTAATGTTATTAGCTATATCTCCAACTTCAACGCATGAAAATGACTCATTATAAAAAGCATAAAGTGCGTTTCCCCAGTTAGTACCTGCCGTAATCTTAATAATATCTCCACCCGATACAGGTACATAATCGGTGACTATATACGAATCACTTGCGAAAGTAGTCACAGCTCCAGAGCTATCAATAATCCTGTTTGGTATACTGGTCAAATGTTCTTCATTGTAAACGGATTTAAATTTTATAGAGCTTACTTTTTGCTGTATATCAGAGTACCCTCTAATATCTCTTCCAATAAAAGAGGATATAGAAGCTTTTTCATTTTTGTTTTTAGATGATACAACTATTTTTTTTGCATTGAGTGGAATAATAACCTTTTCATTTGTTATGGGCATATATCCGTTTGACGGGGATTTTAAGCCATTGATAAATTTGTTGTTTTCATCGTAAAAGGCAAACACATAATATCCAAATCCAACATTTGCTGTAACGTAAAGATATATATCACTATTATCCAATAAATACTCTGACGTACAGAACGATGTAGATGCAGCTTCTACTTTTCCAGTAGTTCCATTAATCACTGAACCGATAACAATATCTAAAGCTATTTTTCTGTTTTTTTCGTCAGTAAATGAAGCAATTTCTTTATCATAGTTAACTAAATCTTCCTTTAGTGACTTAACTACGTCACCAGTTACTTTCGCATCAGCAAAGCCACCGTCTACGGATAGGGTTTTGTCTGATGCGTATTCCGGCGTAATTCCTTCTCTTGCAAACGTTCTTTTTTTTCCATCTGCTGTGATTATTCCCTTGAACGTATCTGCCATCTTTTTACTCCTCTCCGAATAATGTTGGTTCGTCTGGCTGAGCTTCTTTAACCATCGCCTTAGCTTCTTCCTCGGTCATTCCCTCGAATTTCACGAAATACATCCAAGCCGGTACTTTATTTGTAATAACATACTGCCACCATCTTGCTCTGTCTTCATCTCTATTATAGGTGATATCTCCGAAGTCGTAGGTCACCTCATATGCGCCCACAGGAGCCATGCCGTACAGGTCTGCAAACACATTTAGCGCATAGATGACTCCGTTCAGGCAGTCTTCCAACTTGTCGCGCACATCCTTGATAAATCCGATCGTTCGCCTATCATCCGCTTCCACCTGCCTAGCCGTCACCATGCCGGTTTTTTCATTAAAAACAAAGTACCCGTTGGAGAATCCAATCTTATATCCTATCTGGTTTAAAAGGGCATTTATGCCGCTTATACGGGTATCTGTGTTGAGAATTGGGTTGATTTCCTGATAGAACTCTTTCTCGTCCTGTCCGAATACATTCTTGACAAAGTGCGGTAAGTTCATCTTGTTCCGTCTGTTTTCCATGCTTTGTGGCGACATGGCTGATACAGGCGTGCCGCTTGGAATCAGTAGTCTATCATCTGCCAGAACAATCTTCTGCGAATCAAAAATCTCTCCGGCGTTTCTGCTGTATGCAATGTCAAAATCCTTTAATTCCTCAATTGCTTCTGCAAATATCGGCAATCCAAGAGGTGTACTGATATCCACATTGTTTGCCTGCGGTGTCCGCAGTACTCCGTACAGAGGCCCGTCCAGCTTCTCACCGTTTGCCTTGAGTATCGGCGGCGTATCTGCCATTAGGTCAGCCCACTTGGTCTGCTTAAGGTCGATTCTGTCACCGATTGACTGAGGGGATTTTGACACATAAGCTCTGTTAGAAACGTAGTACGGATAAGTTGTTACGCCATCTATTGTAATCTCAGCAAATCTATGATATTCAAGCCGTGTGTAGTATTTTCGTCCAACAGTATAAGAATCCTTGAATATAATCCCCTTGATCTCCTGATTGTCGTAATCTACAATCATCACATCTGCTGGGGTAAATACGTCAAGGCTCTCCCCGTTTGGTTTGATAAATACCGTTCCATAAGCACAGCCATATTCTACCCAGTGCCGGATTTGGAAATATACCTTGTTAATCTGCTTTTGTAGCCATGTAGCCCTTGTGGAACCGTCTATCTGAATGCCGATCGCCAATGTTGTGAGCCGAGCTGTCTCTGAGCAGACAGTTTTCGCAAAATTGATCGTCTTGATGTTATTCTTGTCATCTAGCCATTCCGGTACTCCCCTGTAAATGTTCGCGCACCGGTTAATCAGCGATTCCATCTCTGGAAATTCTGCTGCATGGATATTAAAATCCTCTTCGGCTTGTTTTTTGAATATCATGTTAAACCACCTTTTTAGTGTTGTTATAAGTCCCATTTAATCTACCTTTTAAAATCCATCCATCTTACAGAAGTATCTCGCACAATAATGTCTTCATATTCTACAACTTTTAAGATTTCGTTAATGTCAGATGATCCATATATTTTTAAACCGATGCTTAAGAATTTATTTATTTTATCTGAAAAGTACCTATCTAACATTTTATGCACTGTACCCCCTTCTCATCGACAATGGACTTGTCGCATACCTGAGAGAATCTATCCAGTGATCATTGCCATCTGGATAATCTGCGATAACCTCTCCATTGCTATCTACTTCATGTTCATAATTGATAATTTCCTTGTATGCTCTAGGCGTTCGTGCCGGATCAATGACTAATGTTCGGCACTGTAACCACTCAAAAGTATATTTGCGGCTTCCCGGTGTAACAATGGCTCTACGCGCTGGAAGTCCTGCATCTCGGAAGTCAATAATACTTTCTTCTTCATCAACTCCGCAAGAGATTGAATAATCATCATATCCTTTTTTCTTTATCTGGTTAGCCATTTCCTTGTTTCTTATCTTGCTGCCTCCAAGTTCGTCCAATAAAAAAACTTTTTCCTGATTAGGAACATAAGCCACACGAATAAACGCTTTGGGATCCGGATACCATCCCCAGTCTTGTCCTTGGTAGATACTTTGATACTTCTGAATTTCTTCATCTGTAATTGTTCGAATTTCCAACAGTTCAAAAATATTCGTGCCAAGTCCAACAGGAAGTCCAAGATATTCATGGTCGTAAGCTCTCTGATTTGTCTTTTTCAGATGCTCTGCATCATCAAGAAATTGCTGCCCTAGCCACTCAACAGGGACTGACCTATAATCACTCTTGTGCCTATAGCTATCGTCTCGCGGTTCTTCTACGTACACATTCGCCCAGTTGCTCCGGCTAATTGGCGGATTGAATGTCTTAAATACAACAAACTTACTGCCACCTCGAAGGACTGACTGCTGCACTGTACGAATTTCTTCAATGCCCGAAAATTCGTCAAGTTCCTCGAACCAGAGATACTTGAAATATCCCTTGCTTGCTTTAATAGATTTAGTCTTTTTTGCCTTGTCCAGTCCTCTGAATATAATCTTCTGGCCTGTTTGTTTATATGTGTACTGCATAGGGCTTACGCTGGTATCCCACAAGTCATTAACTCCAAGTGCATCAATTCCCCACGCAATTTGCTCGTACACAGATTCTCGAAGCGTATTTCCAACTTTTCGGAATATGACTGCATTAGTTATTGATCCATTAATAGCATCTTGCATCATCTGGAAAGGAATCATCACTCCAACAAATGAGGATTTCGTTGAACCTCGTCCGCCAAAAAGATCGTAATAGGTGTGTTTTCCGTCCATAATGTCCCAGAATACATTGTAAAAAGCAGGAGCTATAATTTCATTCAGATTAATCGGGTTCTCATCCATTCTGTTTCTCCGGCCTTGGAATATTATTTACAATCGTAATCTTTCCATCTCCAGAATCATCATTTTTCTTGTCAGCATCCCATCCCTTAAAATTATTTCTCAAGCTGAACTGAGCACCATTTGAACCATCACGATCAAATAGCCTTTCCTCTGCGTACTGTTCTACCATACTCTTCGCGCGCGTTATCGTGTTACAAAATTCCTCTTTTCCTTGATATCTTAATAAATCCAATCTGCTTGTAAATCCTAATGCGAGAGCTAAACCAGTTACTGTTGGAGGCTTTCGATTAATAACCACCGGATTTCCAAATTTATTCAATACAGTTTTTCCATTATCATCTTTTAATATTTCACCTTCGCATTCTTTGAAATAGATGTCAATTTTTTCTTCAATTTCGTTCACCGTCTTATATATTGGTGGTCTTCCTACCTGTTTTCCCACGTTCTCACCTCCAACTGGCTATAAAATCCCATAGTAACACTTCTGAGTATATTCTATCATAGGTTGGCGGAAAAGTTGTGGTACATGTTTGAGAAATTTTGCGCTAAAAAAAGAGCCGGTAAATACCGACTCTCTAATTTTATTTATTGTTACGCAATTTTCTGATCGTCTCGCCCTGATCTCCCGGACACCCTATGAAACACTCCGGGCAATGTTCGTAAAATGTGCATCTGATGCAGTCATGTGGACTGATTGAGCTTAAATATTGATGTAGTACTGCGAATGCTGATATGGCGAGCTGCGGTGTTATTTCTGGTGTAAGTTTGTCTGGCACGACTTTTCACTTCCTCCCCAATCTAATTTTTGTCCACACTTATCGCAATATTTCCCTTTTGATTTCAGTTTCAACCGTCCGCCGCAGGTTGGACAAACAACAATATTACAATTTTCATAAGCAAGGCTTGCAGTATCATCTGGTTTTGTTTTATCAATCGGCTTCCTTGGAATCTGCTTTTTCAACGCTTTAATGGCTTCCATTCTAACTTCATAAGTACAGTTACCACCATAGGCTGTATCATCATAGCTTAATTCTTTTAATGCTTCTTCTGGTTTCATTTCTTCATCTCCACCAACTTCTTCTCAGCTTCCTCGCGGGTGAGAAATACAGTTTCTCCAATAGAATGTGCCATAACAAAACCGAACTCAGTTTCTTTTATATGGTATGATCTCTTTTCATATTCACATGGAATATCTTCTTTACATTTCCACTTTTGATCGCTTTTACAGTCATAATCATAAATACAATCAAAAATCGTACTTAACGTATATACTGTAGTTCCTAATGGTACTGGTAATTTCATTAATAATCCCTGCTCTTCTAAGTCTTCATAATCAGCAAGCTTTTCAATTGCAGGATATAAATACTCTCCGCTTAATACTTTAACAAGAGGTATTTTATCCTCAGATTCAAATACTTTTATCCCTGCAATCCCTTTCTTTTCATCATTTGGAACATATCTTTCTGTTAATCTCTCCATCTACTTCACCTCTTGAAATCTTCTCATAAAATGAGCTTTCCATGATTCGTCTACTTCCACAAAATTTTCTTTTTCATATTCCTTGATCATGTTTTCAAGTTTTAAAATTTCATCTTTAAAAAAATCGTTATGTCGTTCTAAAAACTTGTCTTTTTTAAATTTTCTGCAATACTGCTCATGCGACCTTGCCTTGGTTTTCATGGTATATTCACATATTCCTGTAGTAGATGCTAACTTCAAAACTTCTTTCGCATATTCGTAATTGTCTTTATCTACCCCTCTTGGCAAAGCCCATCCCATAAAAGAATCGCATTCACAACACTTTACTTTCTTGCTCATCTGCTCTACCTCTCATACAATCTCATCAATGCACTGATTTCGACCATCGACCATCCCGCGCTGATAATCCGTCATATCATTCTCGGTAGTACTTTTCTCCGGCAGTGGCTTCAATGGACACCAATCTGGTCTTGATTCACTTTCGTAATCATAATGCTCTTCTGTTATAAGCCTCATGTCACTGTCTAAGCACTCAGCTAACTCACAACACCCCTCATATTCAGAATCGCCGCAGTATTCAGTTCCGAACGGGCAATCGTAACAGTTTTTCGGTGTATCCGTCACTAATGCTGATTTTCTCATTTTTCTCTTTCCTCTTTTCTATAAGAATGCTCCATACTGTGCAGGATTGATAATATCTTCCTTCTCTCTGGTAGCATCTGCGTATCCGAGCCTTCCATTATTTCTATTTTCTTCTTTTGTAAACATGGTTGAAATGTCTTTGCCTTTATTCATCTGATTCCTCCTGTATCTTAGAAAGTGGTTCAAATCTTCTTTTCTGCTTTACATTTGGATATTTCTTTCTGTCCACATCACTCGTAAACATAGTCAACGGTCTGCACCATGTTACAAATGGGTATGCAAAGCACTTGTAGATCACCATGATTTCATCAGATTCTGTATGTACTGCGATATCGGTGACAATATAGATTCTTCCTTTGAAGTGTTTATATCTTCTTCCGACCATGCTATCTTTTAGCTTCCCTAATGTCCCAACTGATACATTGCTCATTCAACTCCACCGCCTTTCACGATTTCTATTGCTCTGTTCAGTCCAGCATTGTATCCTTGATGTACATCAGATAAGATACATTCGGATTCAACGAATTTATTTCTTTTCAATTCACTAATAACCTTGTCCACATCAAAAACTGTCGGCTGTTCGTCAATAACTGCACCTATTGCAAAATCCATATCCGAATTTCCAAGAGAGTCAATTATTTTGTCTGCATCAATCAGTCTGCTCATATTCTATTCTCCTAACTGTTTTAAAATTTCTTTTGCAATTTTATTACTTTCCTGCATGGAAATTCCCCATCCATTATATTTTCTGTGGCATTCATCACAGTTCCATTCACCATTATCACTTTCTTTAATTTCGCTGTTGAATCTGCAATTATCGCAATACATATGATCGAGAGTGCTATAAATGATGCTTGCAATATCGTCTTGTTTGCTATTAGCATCGTCTATGTTCTTGACAAAAAGGTTTTTACTATTGCACTTTGGATATTTATATTCTTTCATTTATTTTTCCTCCCATACTCCCAACAACCGCATTCTCTCATACAGCACAGCGACGGTCTTGCGTCTGTATCCGTAGAAGTCTTTCGGGTTCATCGGGATATATCTTTCTCTGCTGATTTTTCTGTAACTTTTCCGGTGTAGGATATTCTCAATAACCATATCCGCTATCACCGTGTTCTTCGGGCAAGCTGACAAGGCGGCACCGGAAAGCAGGTATCCGTACTCTGCCGGGAAGTCTTTCAGCATCGTGTTCAGTTTTTCTATGTCTTCTGCCGGAATACCGTAGTCTTTCAGCTTTTTATTCCTTGTCAGCATACCGTTCTCCTTTCTAATCGTCTGGATGGTGCTTATCGTACATGATAGCTACGCATATAAGGCCAACCACTCCGAATATGGTTCCAATGGTGAATCCTAATAAGAATGTAATCATGCTTCTTCCTCCTTGATATAATCTTCGCAATCTTCAGCGTATTCGTAATCATCCATCATATCACACCGGTTATCGCAACCGCCTTGTTCCTCACAGCAGATGCAACACTCTGTTTCACCGTCCGGACACTCTAATTTGCAATATCCCATTTAGTCCTCCTTATATGGTTCTGGTAGTGGCCGCCATGCAACAACTTTTTCATACGACTTCAAATCAATCCACACTAATTCGCCATAATAATTATTGTTAATAGATAACCACTCACTTCGGCAGTAGTATTTATTTAAAATTTCATCATGAATGCATGCCATATAGTAATCGGATTCTTCCGGCAATCTCTCACTGACTGGAATCCATCCGTTTTCTTTCTCGTCCTGTTCCAGATCGTCTTGGAGCTGCTCTATCATTTCCTGAATAACTTTGACATACACCCCAGCGTATTTGTAGCAGTCTGAATATTTATCCTTGTACTGCTTTAATCCGTCTTTGATATGTATCATATTATCTCATCCTTTCTCAATGTCCGCTTCTTACCATGCAAAACAGCAGTTCTGTCATTGATCTTTTTCTTGATCCATTGTGTTTACACTTTATAGCAACCGATAATTTCCATTTTTCCACATCTCCATCTAGTGGTGTTGGGTTTTCAAATTCTTCGGCAACATCTCTCTGATACGGAACTGCAACCATTACTCCCATGTTACCTATTTCCGCGTAACATTCCGGAAAATTCTCACGTATATGTTGGGCAAATTTTCCATTTTTTAAATCAGGTAAAATCTCTTTGTAGCACTCCATTGTTGTTACAAGGTAGTTTTTTTCTCCAATAAAATTTAATCCATTTCCGCTGTAAATATCCTCTTTGCAGCTTTTGATTTCATAGCATGTAAATATTCCTTTTTCGATTGCTGAGATAGAACACTGGTTTTCCGGAATAAACTGCATGTAATCTACTCTTCTTGGCTTTCCTGCTGCGTAGCCATAATCAAGGCTTACTTCTCTAGCCCAGTATTTACCTGGGCCAGAAAAACAGCTTTTTTCCAGCAATTGACTAAGAAATTTTGTTGTTTCAGATCTTTTCATACTTCCACCTCACTATCCTCTGGCATCTGATAATCAATATGTCCATTTATATAGGCTTCCTGAATCATATCCAGTACCTTTAAAGCTTTTTCTGCGGTAGAATACTCGCCTGCCGGATACAAATTATTAACATAAATCACAGCACCTTTTCCGTGCTCTCCAATATTGATGAATTGCGTGAAATTAAACAGTGTTTTATTGTCCTGACTTCTGATTAACATTTTGCGTCCTCCTAATATCTGACGATTTCAATGTTGTTATCCATACAAAATCTGTATGCATCTTCTCTGATTTTCTTAACTTCACGCATGACAACTTCTTTCGCTTTACTGACAGCTTCCTCGAAATCCTCTGTTCCGAGATTGTGGTTGTAAATATCCAATGCGCTACAGTTGAGAAACAGTACATTTCCGTAACCGACGTATTTGTGGATAACGATTACTAAAGAATTGTATTTCAAAGCGAAAACGCTTCCGGTTTTGGGCTCTTCGTTATACTTAGCGTTACTTTTGAATTTCATTTTGCGTCCTCACTTTCCCCGTTTTCGTATTATAACCCGGCTTTTTCCAACAATTTACCTATATCGGAAATTTTCGTCTTCTGGTTGTACTCGAAAGAAATTTCGCCGTTTTTGTCGTTCTTGAACATTATCCTGCTTGTTACCGTGCAAGTATTACCAGAAAATTCTAT